CCACTTTACCGGGCTGGGCAGGCCCGCCCATTTCCAGTTGCCGGGCTTTCGTCCTTTGTCTCGGCATCTTTTCCGCCACGTCGCCGCTCGCAGCGGTGGCCGCACGTCTGGGGGTGCTTCCTCCCTGTACCAAGTCAGGTGCGCGGCCGGCGGGTTTTTCTTTTTGGGCTTGCGTCGTCATGGAAAAAATTTTGTCCGCGTAAGCCACACAACACCACACAACGAATTTGTGAGGCACTGAAATGCAACAGCTTTCCATCCCCGTGGTTGTCACGCCTGCAGAGGTCATGCGCAAGAAATCGCTTGGCCAATCCATCGACCTGTGCCTGGAGCTGGCCGGCCTTGAGCCCAAGCAAGTCCAGACGGCACTGAAGCTCGACAAGGCGCAGTTCAGCCGCTGGCAGTCCGGGCAAGAAGGGGTCAACTGGCCCCGCCTCACGGCAGTGATGGACCACTGTGGCAACGACGCACCGCTGCTTTGGATGAATCACGATCGCGGCTTCGATCTGTACGCCATGCGCAAGGTGGAGTCAGCGCTGGAGCGCGAGAACCGCCAGCTGCGCGAGCAGCGCGACTCCCTCATGACCCTGCTGCTGGGGTCGCGTGCCTGATGGACAACTACTCCGACGTGCTGCGCCAGATGGCGCAGTTCGGTATTGAGCTGCTCGACAAGGATCTTCCCCTGGCGATCGACACGCCCAAGCGCAAGACCTGCGGCAAAGGCGGCAAAGCTTGGTACAAGCTGTACACCTTTCGCCCGCGTGCTGGTGGCCAGCTCGTGCTCGGGTGGTTCGGCTCCTACCGCAACGGTGGTTCCGAAGCGAAGGTGGACGTTGACTGGAAGCCGCTCAGCGACGCCGAGCGTGAGCGATTCCGGCTGGAGCGCGAGGCCGCCCAGGCCCGGGCCGATGAAGAGCGTGCGCGAGCGGTTGAACTGGCTGCCAAGCGCGCCATCGAGATCTGGCGCGACGCATCGCCCGATGGCTTCTCTCCCTACCTGCAGCGTAAGGGCCTTGAGGGCGAGTCCTGCCGGTATTTGCCCGACGGCACGCTGGTGATTCCCCTGTTGCGATACGACTTGCCACGCGCTGAGGCGCTTCAGGCGGTGCAGCGCGTGCTGCCCGATGGACGCAAGTTCTTCACGGCCGGCTTTCGCAAGCCACGTTGCGCGGTGCGGCTCGGTGCCATGGACCCGGCGCCCAAGCTGATCCTGGTCTGCGAGGGGTACGCCACGGGCTTGAGCATCCGCCTGGGCGTGGACCACGCCTTCCCGGTGTTTGTGGCTCTCGACGCCGGCAACCTTGCGCATGTGGTGCCCATGCTGCGCGAGCTGTATCCGCTGGTGCGCCTGCTGATCTGTGCTGACGACGACTGGAAGACCTTCGACCCTGCCAACGGCCGCCTGACCAATCCGGGCAAGACGGCTGCGAAAACCGTGGCGCGCGAAGTGGCTGGTTGCGACCTGGTGTGGCCGGTGTTCGATCCGGCCACGCGCCTCGATGGCGACACCGACGGCAGGGCCTGGGCGTGGTGCGGCGCCAGCTGCACGGCGTGATCAACGCGATGGGGCGCGTCTATGGTTGACGACGCGTCAGAGAGCAACGGCGAACCGGCGCCGGAGGCGCTCGATGCCGCAAGTGCGGCATCGCCTTCGCCGTCGACAGCATTCGGCGCGTCAGCGCCGCTGGACAATGTCGTCTCGCTGGCAGAGGCAGCGGCTTGGCGACGTGCAGTGGAAGAGGGCGCGTCTACGTCCGCCCCTCCCCCTCCCCCCCCAGAGAGCGCGTTTGCGCATACATCGGGGGATGGGGGTAGCCCCCCGCCCGAAGGATCTCCCAGCAAGCCGCCCAAGGCGAAGAAGCCCGACAAGACCATCGACTGGGGCCGCTTCAACATGCTGGCGGAGAACTTTGCGCTGATCTACGGCACCGACACGGTGTGGGATGGCACCCAGCGAATGATCATGAAGATCGCGAACATGGGCCACGCCCATGGCTCCGAGATGGTCAGGCTGTGGAAGGGCAGTGAGCGCAGGCGTACCGTGCTGCCGCAGGATGTGGTGTTCGATCCCACCGAGACCTGCGACCCTGATCGCTGCGTGAACCTGTTCCACGGGCTGGAGATGGAGCCCAAGGAAGGCGACGTTGAGCCGATGCTTGATCTGATCCGCTACCTCACCAGCCGGGCCAGCGAGCACGATCAGGAAAACGACAACATCTTCCACTGGCTCATGTGCTGGCTGGCGTATCCGCTGCAAAACCTCGGCGCAAAGATGCGAACGTCGATCGTGATGCACGGCGACGAAGGTGCGGGTAAGAACTTCCTTTTCGACACGGTGGTGGCCATCTATGGGAAGTACGGCGCGCTGGTCGGCCAGGACGAGCTGGAAGACAAGTTCAACGACTGGCGCAGCTGCAAGCTGTTTGTGGTGGGCGATGAGGTCTCCAGCAGGGCCGAGCTGGTGCACAACAAGAACCGGCTCAAGGCACTCATCACATCGCCTACGGTGCAGATCAATCCCAAGAACCTGCCCAGGCGCGAGGAAGCGAACCACATCAACATCGTGTTCCTGTCGAACGAGCTGCAGCCGCTCGCGCTGGACAACAGCGATCGGCGATACCTGGTGGTCTACACGCCCCGGGCCAAGCCAGTGGACTACTACAAGCGGCTGGGCGAGTGGAAGGCGGCGGGGGGTGTTGAGGCGTTCTACCACTACCTGCTGACCTACCCGGTTGACGACTTCGACCCCTATTCGCCGGCCCCTTTCACGGAGGCCAAGAGGGCCCTCATCGGCATCAACCGCAAGAGCCCTGAACAGTTCTGGTGGGAGTGGTCCAGCGGTGAGCTGGATCTCCCCTACAACACCTGTTCGGTCGCGCAGGCCTACAAGGCCTACCTGAAGTACTGCGTGCGCACGGGAGAGCGGTACCCGTTCAAGCGCGAGCAGTTCACACCCACCGTGGTCCGCTTTTCGGAGAGCCTGGACAAGCCGGTGCGGATCAAGCAGATGAAGTTCGAGGCCGCGCTGGGTGCACCGAAGAAGGTCGAGCGGATGTTCCTGGTCACCGAGTTACCCGAGCACGTGCAGCAGGGTTGGGCGCGCGCTGAGGCAGGTGATGAGGTTCAGACCCAAGGGCAGTGGGCGTCCCAATGCGTGCGCGAGTTTGAGGAGCATCTCAAGGTCTTCCTGGGCTGGAATCCCCGGTCCCCTGGTGGTGATGAGCCAGCCCACGGGGGTGATGAATGACCCGAGCGCCTCTATCCGGTTGCGTGGTTGCGTGCCCACGCAACTCCGAAACCCAGCAACGACGCGGGAAGTTGCGCGGTTCCGTGGTTGCGCGTACCCCCTACATGTGTGCGTGTGCGTGCAGGCGCGTGCATGCGTGGGCGCATGCATGTGTGTGCGTGAGTGCACGCAACCACGGAACCACGCAACTCTGTAGGCGGGCTGCGGGTTGCGTGGTTACGCGCGCGCGCAACCGCGCAACTCCACTTCATTTCCTTTGAGAGAGAGAAAAGAGATATGACCGAACGAACGATGGCAGGGCAGGGGGTGGTGGGATCGGCCATGGGTCTGCTGCTGGCACCCGCTGGCCGATGGCGCGTGGTCTGCCCTCACGCCCTCGGCTCCGGATACCCTTGCCCGGCGCCCGGGTATACCCCCCCTGTAGGTACTCCCGGCGCCGAACGCCTCCGGGGTAATTCGACCCCCGCGCTTGCGCCAGTGGCAGCTCTGCAGAAAAGTGAACGAGTCGGTGAACGGGGGGCCTCGAAGTGAACCACCGGGTGGAGCTGATCACGCAGTCGGAGTACGCCAGGCGGCGCGGCGTGGCGAAGTCGGCTGTGGCAAAGGCCGTGTCGGAAGGCCGCATCTCGCTGATCGACGGGAAGATCGACCCGGCAGTGGCAGACATCCAGTGGGCGCAGAACACCCGTGCACGCGCCGACAGCGGCCGGTCCACGTCCGCCCCTTCGGACGCGCCAGTTGCAGCAGCTGGGGCCACGCCAGACGCCGGCTCGGCGGCCGATCCCCCCGTGGTGGCCACCGACGACTACCAGGCGCTGCGGATTCGCCGCGAGCGGGCCATGGTCGAGCAGACCGAGCGGGAGAACGCCAAGGCGGCTGATCGCCTGGTGGACCGTGCCCGCGCCGAACGTGGAGCCTTCGATTCCTTCCGTGAACTGCGTGATCGCGTGATGGCCAGCCCGCAGCGGGCAGCGCCAAAGGTGATCGGCATGGCCGATGCGCGCGACATCGAGCACGTGATCACCGAGGAACTGCGCAAAGCCTTCGAGGGCTGGGAAGCCCGGATGCTGGAACGCCTCGCCAACAAGGACAACGCATGACCGCGGCAACGGCAACGCAAGGCCATCGCTACCTTCTGGACGGGGGCGTGTCGGTTCTGGCGGTGTCCTCGGGCGCCTCGCCACGCGTGATGGTGATCCACGAAGGGCCGAACGCGCCCCCGTTTCCCGGCTGGCCGTTCGAAGTCAGCGCTGAGCGCCTGACGGCAGTGCCCATGGTCTACTTTCACGGGGAGGTTCCACGGTGAACCTGGCCGACGGCTACGAGCTGGTGGTGAAGGCCGCGATCGAGGCCGCACGCCCCGACCCTGAACTGCGCGTAGACGAATGGTCCGAGCAGTACATGGTGATGCCCAAGTCCGGGCCCCACCCCGGCCCGTTCCGGTTCGAGCGCACGCCGTATGCCCGGCGCATCGCCCAGGTGCTGTCGCCCGGTCACCCCTGCAAGCGCGTGGTGGCGAAGGTGGCCTCGCAGATGTTCAAGACCCAAACCGCGATTAACTGGATCGGCGCCTGCATCCACCGCGCCCCAGGCAACATCCTGGCCCTGCAGCCCACCGATGGTCTCGCGAAGCGTTTCAGCAACCGAATCGCCCAGGCGATCCGCAACGTGCCGGTGTTGCGCGAGTGCGTGACCGAACAGAAGAGTCGGGACAAGCGCAACACCACCCAGGCAAAGGATTTCAAGGGCGATGCCACGCTCTACATCAACACCGCAGGCGCGGCGGCCAACCTGGCCGAGATCACCGTGCGTTACCTCTTCATCGACGAAGTGGATCGCCTGCCGCCGCTGATCGAAGGTGACTCGGTCGAAATCGCGGAGGCGAGGGCCACGCAGCATGAGCGCGACTGCAAGTTCTACGAGGTGAGCAGCCCGACGATCGAAGGCTTCTCCAAGATCGACGAGCTGCACGACATGGGCACGCGTGAGGTGTACCTGGTGCCGTGCCCCGAGTGCGGCCACCACCACGAGCTGCTGCAGGAGAACTTCCACTACGAGCGCGACCCCGACACAGGCTTCATGTCAAAGGCGTGGTTCGTGTGCCCGGAGAACGGCTGCATCATTGAGGAGCGGCACAAAACGACGATGTTTCTCGATGCGGCCGAGGGCGGCACCGCGCACTGGTTTGCTCGTAGCCCTGGTGATGGCGAGACCATCAGCGTGACGATGTCGGCCTTCTACATGCCGATCGGAGCTGTGGGCTGGTTGACGCTGGCCAGACAGTACGAGCGCGCAAAGCTTGCCCTGCAGCGCGGTGATCACACGCTCATGCAGGCCTACTACAACACGCGCCTGGGCCTGAGCTACCGCAACAGCGAGTCGACCACCACCGCGAAGCAGCTGCAGGACCGCGCCGAGGACTACGCGCCGCGTGTGGTGCCCGATCGTGCCCTGGTGGTCACCATGGCCGTCGACACGCAGGCCAACCGCCTTGAGGCCCAGATCGAAGCATGGGGCCCCGGGCTGGAGCACTGGGTGCTGGACTACATCACGCTCATAGGATCGCCAGCCGAGGCGCCTGATGCACCAGGCAGCGTGTGGCAGCGGCTGGACGAGATCCGGCGCACACCTCTCATGCACGCCACGGGGCGACCCATCATGATCAGCGCCTACGGCATCGATGCCGGCGGTGCCAACACGCAGGACGTTTACAACTACGGCGCCGCGCGCAAGGCCCTCAACTGCACCGTGTTGCACGGCGCCACCCGCCCCAACCGACCCATCATGGGCAGTGCGCCTTCCCGGGTGGACATCGAGTGGGGCGGCACCAAGATCCCCAACGGTGTCGAGCTGTGGCAGGTCGGCACCGACGTGGCAAAGGACTACCTGTCAGCACGCCTGCCCCTGGAAGAAGGCGCTGGCGCGATGCACTTCCACCAGATGCTGCCTGCCGAGTGGTTCGAGCAGATGGTCACCGAGCAGCCGCGCACGCGGTACACCCGGGGGCGCGCGGTGCGCGAGTGGGTCAAGCCCAACGGCGCCCGAAACGAAGCCTGGGACGTGTCGGTCTACAACCTCGCCATCGCCTATCAGCTCGGACTGCAAAAGTGGAGTGCTCTGGACTGGCAACGCCTCCGGGACAAGCTCATTCCCGCCAACCTGGACCTGTTCGCACCTTTGCCGCAGACCGCGCAGAGCGCCGCGCCACCAGCCGCGCCCCCGCCTGAATACACCGCTGCCGAATCAGCCCCTGAAGGCGCCCAGGTCGCCTCGGTCGCCGAGGTGGATACGCGTCCACCCGTGCCCGCGCCCGTCGCCGCAGCCATCCCCGTTCCACCAGCGCTCGCTGTGGCAGCTCAACCCAGTTCCACCCGTCGCATCCTTTCTAGAGGCATCTCATGACCCAATCCAACGACGACATCACCGCTCTCTCCCTGGCCGCGCCCTTGTTGTTGCACGACGAAGAACTGTTGCCCGATTTCCTCAGCGAGGAACAGAGCAACCTTGATGACATGTGCGAGCGCTGGGTAGGCTGGTGCCGCTCGCGCAGGCTCTACGGCCCGCCACCCTCGTTCGTGTCCATACTTGGCCAGCTGAGCGGCTCGCGCACCAGGCCCATGCGACCCGGTGGACCCGATGCGGCCGTGAGCGCTGAGTTGGCGGCTTTCCACATTGCCTATACGTGCCAGCCCGACGCGCTGGACAAGCGCGTCTTCGATCTCTACTACGTGCACCGCGTCAAGCCCATCAAGGCCGCTGCAGAAGCGCTGGGCATTTCGCGCAAACATTACTACGTGGTCCTGAGCGAGTTCCGCGCCCGTGTGTTCATGGCATCACGCTCAATCCTGAGCGATAACGAAGCTGCGCTAGCGGCTCTTCCTCACTCGGTCAAGTCCTAAAGTGTCACCTCCAGAGGTGACAAAATAGTGCTCGCAAACAGGTGACACTTTGGCCCAAAATTGACCCCAATTCAGGTAGGTCTAGAAATTACGCCTACCCGAAAATTCATACACCACAACGCTGTTGTGAAGCACGAACCCCGGCCACCGCAAGGTGCCGGGGTTCTTCATTTGGGGTCTTGCACATGCTCAACATCTCCCGCTCCGGCACCACGCTGGCGGAGATGGCCGCGTCTGTGCAATCCATACCCACCCGGGTCATTCCGTTCGCTGCCGCCACAGCGCTGACGCGCACCGCAAAGCTGGCACAGACGGCGCTGATCGCGCAGATGCGCAGCAGCTTTGACCGCCCGACCGCTTACACGCTCAACTCCACGTTCATCGTGCCGGCCACGCGCGAGAAGCTGTCTGCCCGGGTGGGTGTCAAGAATCAGGGCGGCTCAGGCATCAGGCCCGAGAACTACCTGGTGCCCGGTGTGTTCGGTGGCGGTCGCCGTGAAAAGCGCTTCGAGGCCGCCTTCCGCCTGGCTGGCTTCATGCGCGATGGTGAGCGCGCCATGCCGGGTTCCGGTGTGACGCTCGACGCGAACGGCAATGTATCGGCCGGCACCATCCGCACGATCTTGCGCCAGGTGTCCAAGGGTGCCAGCAAGCGCGCCACCGTGTTTGCGGGTGTGGTGGGGCAGGGCGGCACGCGCGGCATCTGGCGCCGCGAAGGCGGAGCGCTGAAGGCGCTGTTCATCTTCACCACCGCTCAGCCCGACTACAGCATCCGCTTCGACTTTGAAGGCGCAGCCGCGCAGGCCTCGCGCCAGAACTTCCAGTCGGAGTTTTACCGCGCAGCGAGCGCCATCACCCTGAGGAACGCCGCATGACGCGCGAACAACTGCAGGCGAGGCTCGATGCCTACCTGGCCGCCGAGACCAAGATCCTGCAGGCGCAGGACTACACCATCGGGCAAGGCTCGACCGCACGGCGCTTGACCCGTGCAGACCTGGGCGAAGTGCGAAGCGCCATTGCGGAACTGCGCTCGCAGATCGCACAGCTCGACAACGTCACCCAGCGTGCCCGGCGTGTCGTCTACCTCCGCCCGTACTAAACCATGCAACTCAACAAACTCGAACGCGCCATCGCCGCAGCGGTGCCATCGTGGGCGGTATCGCGTGCCAAGGCCAGGGTGCAGATTGAGGCCCTGCAGCAACTGCCTGACATGACGGCCAGCGCGCAGGACGCCACTGCATCGGGCAGTTCGTCATCGGCCCGCCGTTGGTGGAACCCGATGCCGCGCGACGCTCGCACCGACACGCTGCGCTTCCTGCCATCCCAGCGCGGCGCTTCCCGAGATCTCGCGCGCACCAGCCCGATCGCAGTGGGTGCGATCAACACCAACATCGACCGCGTGGTCGGTACCGGCCTGGCCCTTAGCGCTCAGCCCGCGCTGAGGGTGCTGGGCTGGACGCCCGAGCAAGCGCTGGAATGGAAAGCGCACGTTCAGAACGAATTCAGCCTCTGGGCCGACAGCACCGAGTGCGACATCGAGCAGACCCTGAACTTCTACCAGCAGCAGGCCCTGGTGCTGCGCGCTGTGCTGGAGAGTGGGGACTGCTTCACGATCCTGCCCGATGGCAAGCCAACCGCCACGCAGCCTTATGCCCTGCGCATCCAGGTGCTGGAAGCTGATCGAGTCGGCAACCCTGCGGGCCAGGTCGACACCGCATCTATGGCCGGTGGCGTGAGGCTGGGCGATGGTGGCGCGCCCGAAGCCTTCCACGTGTACGACCAGCACCCTGGCGGCTACCTGCCAGGGGCGGGTGGCATGTACGCCGGCAAATGGGTGGACCGTGTGGGTCGCTCGGGTCGCCGCCGCGTGTTGCATCATTTCCGCAAGCTGCGCCCCGGACTGCCGCGCGGCTTGCCGTACCTCGCGCCCATCATCGACTGCATCAAGCAGATCAGCCGGTACACCGAGGCCGAGATCATGGCCGCCGTCATCACGGCCTACCTCACCGTCTTCATTGAGACGCCCAGTGGCAACGCCGCACCTGTGTTCGATGGCACCACGGCCGGCGCCGGCGCACCGGGCAATGAAATCGGACTCGGCCAGGGTGCGGTGGTCGGCCTGGCACCAGGCGAGAAAGCCACGTCAGTCAACCCTGGGCGGCCCAATCCGAACTTCGGCCCCTTCATTGAGAGCGTCATCACCCAGATCGGCATGGCGCTCAGCCTGCCGCGCGAGTTGCTGATCAAGCAATTCAATTCGAGCTACTCGGCCAGCAAGGCCGCGTTGCTCGATGCCTGGGTCTACTTCCGCAGCGTGCGCACCTGGCTGGCGCTCAGCTTCTGCCAGCCCATCTTCGAAACCTGGCTCACCGAGGCAGTGGCCACCGGCCGTGTGCCTGCGGTGGGCTTCTTCGCCGACCCGCTGCTGCGCTGGGCGTACACCCGCGCGGCCTGGCCTGGCGACAGCATGGGCTCCATCAACCCCAAGGACGAAGTGGCCGCCTACAGCGCTGCCATCGATGCCCGACTCATGTCGCGCGAGCGCGCCGAGTGGGAGCTGTGGGGTTCCGACTGGAACGACACCTACGCGCAGAAGTATTCCGAACACCAGCGCCTGCGCCAGGACGGCATGTTGCCCACGCCGAAGGCAGGCGCAGCCGCACCCGTCACGACACCTTCCAACCCTCCCACCACCGAAGAAACATGAGCGACACATACCCTGCGCCGCTGGGCGACCAACGCGGTCAGAAGCAACGCGTGAAATTTGATCCGACCATCAACTTGGGCCACATCCTCACCTTTGCCGGCGCCATGCTGGCCGGCTTCGGCCTCTACGGAAACATCGACAAGCGCCTGACCGTGACCGAGCTGCAGAACGTCTCCACGGTCGAGCGCTCGGTCGAACAGGACCGCCGCATGCGCGAGTCGGTCAATGAGATCAAGACCGACGTGAAAGACCTGCAGCGCTCGGTCAATGAGCTGATCCGAACGCAGGTCGTTGGCGGCCACAAAAACTGAAAGCCACTCATGACCTTGCTTGAACTCATCACCGGGGCCTGGGCCATCGAGCCCGACAAGCTCCGGGAGATCCAGGCGATCTACGCCACGCACTTTCGCGGCGAGAAGATCGATGTCGCCGCCATCGAAGCCCGCCTGGGGCGCCCGTTGGCCAACGAGCAGCAGGCCTACACCCTGGAGGCCGGCGGGGTCGCTGTGCTGCGCATGTCCGGGATCATCGCTCCCAAGGCGAACCTGTTCATGCAGGTCAGTGGCGGCATGAGCACCCAGATGGCTACGAAGCAGCTGGAGAGCGCGGTGGTCGATCCCCGCGTGCGTGCCATCGTGCTCGCGATCGACAGCCCTGGTGGCAGCGTCATTGGTACGCCAGAGATGGCGACAGCCATTCGGGAAATGTCGGCCGTCAAGCCGATCGTCACGCACAGCGACGGCGCACTCGCCAGCGCTGCCTACTGGTTTGGCTCAGCGGCCAACGCGGTCTTCATCAGTGGTCCCACCGTGCAGGTCGGCAGCATCGGCGTGGTGGTGGACCGCAGCTACCGCCCCGACAGCCCGGTGCGCGAAGAAAGCATCGTCGCCGGTCAGTACAAGCGCCTCGTGAAGTCCTCGGAGCCGCTGAGCGAAGAGGCCCGCGCGGTGGTGCAGGCCGATGTGGACTACGTCTACACGCTGTTCGTGGACGACGTCGCCGCAGCGCGCGGTGTCACGTCCGAACAAGTTCTGGAGCGCATGGCCGATGGCCGTGTGTTCCGAGGCCAGCAGGCCATTGATGCGGGGTTGGTGGACGGTGTATCCACCCTCGACGCATTGGTGGAGAAGCTGGCCACCGATCCAACCGCGTATTCGACGCGCCGCAAGGCCGTCTTTGCCGTGGCGGATCTTCCGTCCCCAAGCGCCGGTGTCGCGCCCAAAGACAAATCATCAACTCGTGAAAAGGAAAACTTCATGCCCGAAGAAAAAGCTCCCATCACGCGTGCGTCTTTTGAGCAGGACCACGCGCAACTCTTCGCACAACTCAGTGCGGAGTTCACCACCCTGGGCGCAACCCAGGAACGCACCCGCATCCAGGCCGTGCTGGCCGTGGGTGAGGGCCTCCCCGGCCACGAGAAGCTGCTGGCCACGCTGGCCTACGACGGCAAGACCAGCGCCGCCGAAGCCAGCATGGCCGTGCTCGCCGCTGAGAAGCAGCAGCGCACCGCCGCTGCGGCCGCGCATGCCAATGACGCGCCGGACCCTGCCAAGGCCGCTGCAGCACCTGAAGACCAGGGCGGCAAGACCAAGCAACAGCAGCTGACCGAAGCTCAGGCCCACGCCAAGGCCAAGGGCATCGATCTGGTCGCTGCGCTCAAGGAACTCGGCTTCGCGAACTGAGCGACGCCACCCTCAACCCCCACTTCACGGAGTCATCCATCATGCATTCTGGAAACATGGCCATCCTCACCCTCACCGCTGTTGCAGCGGGAGCCCTCGCAGCCAACCGCTTCATCACGCAGGCCGGCGCCTACCCGGCCGCTGGCGCGAAGGCCTTCGGCGTCACGCGCACCAGCGCTGCCGCTGCCGGCGACCTGGTGCCCGTCGACGTGCTGGGCACCGCCATCGTCGAGGCCGGCGCAGCAGTCACCAAAGACGCCGACCTGATGGTCGATGCCACCGGCCGAGTTGTGCCGATCACCGTGGGCTCCAAAGCGCCCGTGGCGCGCGCAATGGCCGCTGCCGGCGCAGCCGGTGAATTCATCGAGGTCTTGCTGGTGCCCAGTGCCGGCCTCGTGACCCCGGCTTCCTGATCGCAGCCGGCACCGCCAGCTGAGCGCAGACCTTCCCTTTCAATTCAACGGAGAAAATCACCATGCCCCAAGCCACCCCTGGACAAGCCCGGGTTGTCGACCCGATCATCACCGCCGTCGCGCGCGGTTACCGCAGCC